TCAAGTGGGAGTCCAAGAACGTCATTATTGCTTCATCTAACCGAGCCATGGCGTTAGACACCTTCCGGCAGGTCGCTCAGGTGTTCGAGCAGAACGAAAACCTCATGGCGTTGGTCAAGGCTATCCGCTATGCCAACGGAACTGAGTGCATCGAGATGAAAACCGGACAACGCCTCGATATTGTCGCAGCTACTCGTGATGGTGCTCGTGGTCGTACCGCAGATGCCTTATTCCTCGATGAGTTACGTGAATGGGGCGAAGAAGCCTATCGAGCTGCAACACCAGTAACCCGCGCCCGTCCCAACGCCCACATCTGGCTAACGAGTAATGCAGGGGACGCGTTCTCCACGGTTCTTAACACAATGCGCGAGAGAGCCTTATCTAACCCGCCTAAAACATTCGGATTTTATGAATACAGCGCAGAACCAACCGCAGACATCTGGGATCGTAAAGGATGGCAACAAGCCAACCCTGCTCTTGGATATACCATTACAGAGGAGACCCTTGAGGAATCAGTTGCGACTTCGCCAATCGAAAACACTAAAACAGAGCTTCTCTGTACTTGGGTTAGCTCATTACAGTCGCCTTGGACTCATGGCAGCATTGAAGATTGCTCTGACGCTTCTCTCGAGATTCCAGCAGGCGGCTACACGGTATTCGCTTTCGACGTCAATCCGTCTCGCCGGAATGCGAGCTTGGTTGCTGGTCAGATACTCCCAGATGGTCGAATCGGAGTTGGACTACTACAAACGTGGGAAAGCCAAGTAGCAGTCGATGACTTGCAGATAGCAGTCGATATCAAGGCTTGGGCAGACTCGTATAGACCTCGCCAGATATGCTACGACAAGTACGCCACCCAAACGATTGCCGACCGCCTAGCCAACTCTGGACAGGTTATTCAGGACATATCCGGCGCTGCCTTTTATACCGCATGTACGGATCTAAAAGATTCCCTAGATAATAAGCGACTGGTGCATAAAGGACAGGATAAGTGGATTCAGCAGATGAACAATTGTGCAGCCAAGACCAACGACTCGTCATGGCGTATTGTGAAGCGTTCATCCGGTGGCGACATCTCTGGAGCTATTGCTACAGCGATGGTTGTGACACAACTACTTAAACCTCAGCAAGTTGCATCTATTTATATCGGTGAGTAGTGTATAATATGCACCTATGGGTATCTTCTCGCGTAAGAAAGAGCTAACAGCTCAAACATATCCTGCGGTATATGATGCTCCATTCGGATCATCCTACGGGATGGGTAATTTTGGCGGCTGGAATAATTGGGCGTCCTCAGTTGATCGCCAAGCAGCGGTATCCGTCCCAGCCGTCAACCAATGTCTTAATCTAATCAAGGGCACTATTGCTGGCATTCCGCTAGAAATGTATTCACTGTCAAACGGTGAAGAATTGGCGATGCCTGTCTGGGTTCGTCAGCCAGATGCTCGCGCACCACGTTCAGTCACTATTGCCTGGACTGTCGATTCTCTTATTATGTACGGCGTCGCTTATTGGCGCGTCACAGAAGTTTATGCAGACGATTTACGTCCTGCTCGCTTTGAATGGATTCAGAACAACCGAGTAACTACAAAGCTCGACCAGTTCTCCCAAGAAGTTCAGTATTACATGGTCAATAACGTACGAGTCCCAGAGTCCGGCGTTGGATCATTGGTTACATTCCAAGCATTCGACCAAGGACTATTGATTCGCTCACAGCGACTTATCAACTCAGCAATTCAGGCAGAAGAAGCTGCAAACGTTGGCATCTCCTCGCCCCAACCGACTGGCTATTTGAAAAATTCGGGAGCTGATCTCCCAGATGGTCAGATTCAAGGACTTCTTAACACTTGGAAAACTGCTCGTAAGAATCGCTCAACTGCTTATCTTACTTCTACTCTTGAGTACGTTCCAACTTCATATTCACCTATGGAGATGACTTACAACGACTCAATCGAGGAAATGGCGGCTCAAATCGCTCGCGCTATGAACGTACCAGCGCAGATGATTAACGCAGAACATAACCGCAGCTCTACTTATCAGAACGTCTTGGACGCCCGCAAAGAATTTATGGCGTACTGTCTCGCACCTTACATCAACGCTATCGAAGATCGTTTATCCCTAGATGACCTCACTCCACGTGGTCAAGTCGTGAGATTCGCCGTGGATGAGACATTCCTTCGCGCTAACCCACAGGATCGCTTAGCAGTCACCGAAAAACTTCTTCAACTTGGACTAATCAGCTTAGACCAAGCGAAAGAGATGGAAGGACTCGCACCAGACGGTAGCGAGGAAGATTCAACAATGCCAGAACCAATCGAGGAGTCAACACCAGATGCTACTGAACTTTAGCTCACCAATCGAGGCAGCAGACGGAGAGCGTCGCATCGTCTCAGGTCAAATCGTTCCATTCGGCTCAGTTGGTAACACATCCATCGGACGCGTTATCTTTGAGGCAGGTTCTATTCAGATTCCTGCTCCATCAAAGATTAAATTACTCGCGCAGCACAACACCAACGATCCAATCGGTCGCGCTCAGTCATTCAAGGAGACAGCATCCGGCATCGACGGAGTATTCAAGCTCTCAGCAGCGTCTAAGGCTCAGGATTACCTAGTCATGGCATCTGAGGGACTTATCGACGGTCTATCAGTTGGAGTCGAAGTTATCGCATCACGCGAACGTCGCGACGGAACAGTTATCGTTTCATCAGCAATGCTCAAGGAAGTCTCACTCGTTGAGTCTCCAGCATTTACCGAGGCTCGCGTCCTCGAAGTAGTCGCCGCAGAAGGCGAAGAAGATTCTGCACCTACCGAGGTGGCAGAGGAAACCCAAACAGAAAGTGAGGCAGCTGTGTCAGAAGATACAACTCCCGTAACAACTGAGGCAGCAGCAGCACCAGCGGCGGAAGCCTCACGCCCAACAATCAAGGCAGCAACACCTTATGGAGAGCACACAACTCGTGTTCGCCACGGTATCGACTCAATGGGTCGCTACACAGAGCACAAGATCAAGGCAGCTCTCGGTGACGAGACATCAAAGCTTTGGGTCTCAGCTTCTGAGGACTTGACTGCATCAGATTCATTCACTAACAACACTGCATTCAACCCAATCCAGTACATGAAGGAGTTCGTATCAAATACTAACTTCGGTCGTCCAGCGATTGACGCAGTATCTCGTCAGGCACTTCCATCAAACGGAATGTCATTCAACGTTCCTAAGCTCTCAGTTGCACCAACAGTTGCAGCAGTAGCAGAACTTGGCGACCCAGCAGGTACTTCAATGGAATCTGCATACATCACCGGAACAGTGGCTAAGTACGCTGGCTCACAGGTCATCTCACTCGAACTTCTCGAGCGTTCAGACCCAATCTTCTTCGATGAACTCGCTATCCAATTGCAGCGTGCATACCTCAAGGCAACAGACCTTGCTTTGATTACAGCACTCAAGACAGGTACTCTTGCAACAGCAGTTGCAGGTACTTCAGCAGGTATCATCAGCTACGTATCGACAGAATCAGCAGCAGCTTACAACGCGACTTCATACTTCGCACGTAACTACATCGCTGGAACAGGTCAGTGGTCACTTCTTATGTCTGCAACAGACACAACAGGTCGCCCAATCTACAACGCATCAAACCCAATGAACAACGCTGGTAACGCTGTACCAGGCTCAATCAAGGGTAACGTTCTAGGTCTCGACCTTTACGTAGATCACAACGTCGAAGCAACAGTTATCGACGACTCAGCATTCATCGTTGCGCCAGAGTGCGTTACATGGTACGAGTCACCAACCTCATTCTTCTCAGTGAATCAGGTTTCAAACATGGCTATCAACACAGCCATCTACGGTTACGGTTCTGCTCTCGTCAAGCAGGCAGCTGGTATCCGTCGCTTCAACCTAGTTTAATCAACTAGAACCTAGTACGCCGGCTGGCGGGGCAGAGCCCTTCCCCGCCAGTTCGGTCTTAGAAAGGAAACATGGCAGCCACATACGTTACAGCTGAGGAACTTCGCACAGTCCTTGGAGTAGGCACTCTCTATCCAGACAGTGACCTTGAACTGGCATGCCAAACTTCCGAGGATATTCTTAAGGAGTATCTCTGGTTCGATTCCGTTCCAGTAGTCGGTTCTATTGTGCAAGATGGATATGCGACTCTCGTCCTATCTTCTAATGGCTCATTCACCACAGGGCAAACAGTGTTCGTGTCTAATTCCGGCACTAAGTTCAATGGGTCTCACACCATCACAGCCACCTACCCATACTCACAGGGTTCTGGCACTTTCCCATTCTTTGCTTACCTACAGCCATATACTTATAACACTTTTCCACGCACTTACTCTCTTATCCAATGGACAACTTCTGAGGCGAACCAGAACTATCGCGCAGTCGTTCCATACGGCAAGTGCGCTGGCGCAGATACTAAAGAGACAAGCTACGCAACTACTCCAGCAATCCGTGAAGCGGCTCTTATGCTTGCGGTCGACGTCTGGCAAGCACGTCAAGCACCTTCATCTGGCGGCGTCTCAGTCGATGGCATTACCCCTAGCCCATACCGTTTAGGTAACACCATGCTCGCTAAGGTTCGCGGTCTCATTGCGCCTTACACAAACCCACGGGCGATGATTGGATGACCGTCCCAGCCGTAACCACGCTGCGTCAGACATTGGCGACGGCTCTCACTGCTAATACAACCTACCAAGTATTCGCTTACCCACCTCAGACGATTCAGGCTAACTCAGTCATTATCGTCCCCGATGATCCATACCTCGAACCTTCTAACGATTCATGGGCGACAGTCGGACCGACTGCCAATTTCAAGCTCATCATCACCGTCCCACTCTTTGATAACCAAGGCAATCTGCAGGGTATCGAAGAAGCCGTCGTTACTATGTTCAATGCGTTATTCGCTGCGACAGAGAACGACACAATTTCCTATAACGTAGGAACAGTAAGTCAGCCACAAGTCCTGAACGCCGCTTCCGGAGATTTACTCTCATGCGAGATGGCAATCAGCCTAGTCACCACATGGAGCTAACAATGGAAGAATGGTACGCAGAGCAAGCAGCATTCCTGGCTAAAATCGGTCAGGTAGTAGAAAAGCCAACTAAGTCAAAGAAAGACGAGGAATAACCTAAATGGCAGTATTTCTAAATAATGGCGTAGGCGTGAAGGTTAATTCTGTCGACCTTTCAGACCACGTAAATAACATCACACTCAACCGCAACTTCGATGAACTCGAAGTAACTGCAATGGGTGACTCAGGACACAAGTTCATCAAGGGACTTGAAGCATCTTCAATCACTCTTGACTTCCTCAACGATACAGCTACAGCGTCTGTTCTTCAGACACTTCAGGCTGCATGGGGAACAAACGTCACTGTCGTGCTCTTGCAGAACAAGGGAACAGCGGTCTCAGCTACTAACCCACTTTA